CTTAAATTGTGCAGGGAAGCCCTGACCAACACTTAATAAGTGATTGTCGAAATCACTCACATCTTCTTCAAAATAATATTCAAAAGGTGCTGGATGAACGACCTGATCATTCACAACCTCCCAATACCTCTTGGTAGCAGAAACCACAACACTATTACCCGGTACAACAGCACCAACCTCAACCTTCGCAACGTTCTCTTGATACACATCAACCAAGTTTCCAGCCTCATAATTTCTTGAAGTCAATACCACATTTTGAAATACCCAATATGCTTTATTACTTCCTGAAGGAGTTACAAATGTCTGCGCATCAAAACGCATTAATTCTCCATTGAAAATTACCATTCCATCAGATACAGTTGTATTACCTGCCGAAACTGAAATATTACAACCATGCAATATAATCACATTGTGAAGCACAGAGAATGGTTTAATCAGTAAATCAACCATTTCCTTACTCATCTCATTCATGAAACGTATATCATTAGAATAAAACTTATAACCACCAACTGGATTTGTCTCTATTATTTTCATCTTACACTATTTTAATTTTATAATTCTTACCTCCTAATTTGTATTTATTCAGATAACCTTTCAATCGATTTTCATCAAATACAACCGATGCAGGAACATTAACGATGAAGTCTGGCCAAGAAATAACCTCATCATAATTGTACACGACAATAGGCTGCTCGCCTTCACTTTCATTGTAAATGACAGTTTCTTCGTTGTTTTCATTTTCATTGAAGAAAGTCACTTGATTTTGCTGCTGTGGTGCATCAGTTATATAAATGCCTCTGTTGATGTTATCGAATTGATCATTTAGCAAATGCTCCATATAAATTACTTGACCATTGAAGAGTAATTCATATTCCTTTTCGTTGACATATTGATAAAACTGCGCATAAGAAACGACCAATGGTGACATTGCCATTTTAAGAAATTCCATTGTAAATGCTTTTCTTAACCTTGGTGAAAGATTAGCTTCAATCATCTCGTTAACATCAAATTCTATCATGGCGCTGCTGTATAAGTTATAGTTGTGCTTAGATCAAAGGATGGATCAATCATCATATATCCAGCGTTTGAATCATAATAATCTACAATTGGAGCATAAGATTGAGCCCCAAACCTGCCTTCCGCTGATTGGAAAACAGGATTAACAACACCCAAAGCTCTTTGAATAGAATCTGTTTGATCAGTTATACTGAATTTTGCATTGAACGGAAGGTTAGCGTTGTAATTATTAATTGCATCTTCAACAGGGAATACTGAAGGATTAGAAATTAATGATCCATTTGCATTCATTACCAAAGGATCGAAATAAACATTGTAATAAACTTTCAATTCGTCAGCGTCACGTGAGACAATAGTCAATTGCACTCCAGCAAACTTCACATGATTCATATAAGCCGTGAATGCAGCCAACTCTGATGCGGTTAACTTTTCTGGTCCGTTTGCTCCTTCCTTGGCAACCTTCATTAGAACATAACCCCCCAAATCCAAAGCCTTAGCGTATTTCACAATTTGAATAGCAGGGTTTTCAACTGCATATTCGTACACATTAGTTGTCGAGTTCCAAACCAAAGCATCTCCATGCTGGTACTTCAACGCTTGTTTTGCGTTCCAATCATTGTTTCCTGTTTGAATCTCTCTAGCTCTCTGATTAATCAGCGTAACAAGACTTCCAAATTGCTTTTCCAACGTAAATATGGAGTTACTTACTTCATGAAGTAATTCCGATTCCAAGCTCAGTTTTGAAAATTGCTGATCAAATGTTTGTCCGGACACTAAATTATAGCGCTGCTGGATTATTGCGTTGTTGACGAAATTTTCTTTTTGTTCGTCTGATATCTCTGTTAGTGTTCTCATATTTCTGAATTAATAGTTTCTAAATCTTCATTGATTTTCCAGTCCAAATATTCTTTCGGCGGCGTTTCGTGCCATTCCCAGCCACCTGCTTCACTTTTATTCTGACTGGTTAAAAGTTTACCTGACGGTAGCCTCACTTTATTCGCTGATTCCCAATTATCATTGTCTAATTTGTAAAACATAATTTAGTAGTTTAGTAAGGTCCAATTTTTAGATGCAGCTGCATCTGCAACGCTTTGATAAAAAACTAAGCCGTACATATTAATAGATGACGTTGTTTCGTTTGTTCTGTCAGCGATTGAGACTATCATAGCTAGTAGAGAGTTTTCCGTTAAGGAGTAGCATTCACTAATCGTAAAATTTTGCCCTAGTTTTGTAAGAATTAAAGTTTTTAAGTTGAAACAGCCGCTAAAATCAGTTGCTCCGTTAGATATGTTGCTCAAATCGGTAAATTCAAAACGCAACGCTTGGGGGTTCCTTCTAAAACATTCCCTTAAATCTATTACGTTTGAACTTTTAAACATAACGTCGTGTTTTCCAGTAGATTCGGAGTGTCTGTTTCTCAAATATCCCTCTATAAACCATGTTCCTACAATGTCGTAGCCTGTACCTCGTGAGTTTTTTAGATTTAAATCTCCGCTAATATTTACTTTAGATACGTGCTTTAAAGAAGCAAGATTTGCTAAGAAAACATTACTTACATTTATAACTTTTAGATGTTCGACTCTTCGCAAATCGAAATAATTAGAACCGGATAATTGTGAATCTATTAAAAACTCTTTTTTAAATTCAGGTTGTTGGTTTATTCTTGTGCTTCTAATAATTTCTAAAATAGGGAGTGTTCGATTTCGCCCACTTACTAAAGATGGTGTAGCTGACCAAAACCTCATCTTTGAATACGCCGATGATGTGGTTTTGAGCACTTTAAACTTTAGCCAGCTCCATTTTTTCCCTCCGTGCGTAATTGATTGGGTTAAGGGATTTATCGATATAAGATAATCAGGTGAAGTTATGGCCTCTACATATACATCATTTAAGTACCATTCTAGTTGGTTAGAGGGATAGCTATCATGAGTGTTTACAACCATAATAGTAGGTTCGTCAGTGTCGTGCAGCATTAACATTTGGATTTCTTGGTCGCCTAGTACGGGCTCAGGGGGCCAACTACAGGGCCTTGTCCAATCTTCGCAGGGCAACGCAGCAGGAAAGTCATCTAGTACAATTTTATCACCAACTTTCGTAGTTGTAACGGAGTTTTGATTTTTATCAATTAATTCTAAAACCAAGTCATCCTCTGACTTCACGCCCCACGAATGACCTCCAACAGTTATCTCACTATCTGCGATTTTCCAATTTTCAACATCTCCACTTGGTACTTCGAATGTATGCAACAGAGTAGAATCTGATTGAAAAATATTAACTATTGCTGGGTTTGGTGTGCCTCCGCATGGTAATGCTGGAATTTTCAAAAGACCGTTTTCAATGGTTAAATCCACCAAATCATAATTATTATCCACAACCTCCAATTTCAAAATACCAGGAGCCTGAACTATCTTAAAAGCCTGACCGTTCACAAAAACATTCACATTTCTATCCAATTCAGCAGGCGGCACCCAAGTATCAACGCCCAAAGGAGTTGCAGTCGTCGCTACAATCAAACCTCTACTTTCAAAGAAGTTAGCAATATTTTGAACCAGCACTTCAGGGATCACCAACTCCTCTCCAATTAAGAGCACTGTAGTCAACTTCCCATTCGCCTCCAAAATGTCAATCACAGCTTCAACGCTCCCTGCATATTGCACGGCGATATCCCAAATCGTTTGATTGTCTTTTACTATTACTTTCATTCGTAGCTACTTTCAATGTTTACATTTCGGATGTCATACAAATCCAATTTCGTAATTTTCAATCCTTCAGCTTTGTAATTTCGTCTTATGTCATGTCTGAATGATAGCAAATCTGGGCTATCTTCGAGCGTTGCATCGGCTAAACCAACTCCCATTGTTGGGTGGTGTTTTATCTCGCCAGGGTTGCAGGCTAAAATCAATAACTCGTTTTGCTTTTGCGTGTTTCCAAGTACCAAACCCGAAACTATCAAGCCATTTCCATCAACGATAGGATCTACTTTAATATCGAGGTAGTTCCCTTGATCATTGCTGTCTACTAATTGAATTCCGAAATCTTTCATTTTACTATGCTATTGATCCTGTTCCTGTTCCTGTTGCCGTTGTTGCTCCTGCTTGAGCCGCTGCCGTTCCTGTTGTCGCTACTGTGATTCCTGTGGCAACCGTAACTGTTACCGTTCCGCTTTTTACATACGCTTCAATCAAACTGGATAACTCCGTTGCGAATGCTTCTTTTGCGTCAGTATTCTGCGTTTCCATATCAGTAAGCAATTGCTTAATACCGTTCTTTAATCCTGTCTTATTCAATGCCATTTAATTCTATTTTAAAAGTGATTTAAACGTTGTTTCAAAAACTTGCAATTCTGCCATAGAATCAGGAAGTAAACCTACACTTGGACCCGATGGCGTGTTAACTTTTAAATTCGTGATCAAAGTTTTTATATCAGCGAAAATATCGTGCAATGATGTTGTTGCATTCTTAATGCTCACCTTCTTATCTGTTGAATCAATCGAAATAATTAGACCTCCTTGACTGTATTCAATCTTTTCAACTTCATCTGCCTTGAGCAATACGAGATCATCCATTTCTCCAGTCATTGAAAGTGCTATCACTTTGCTGCCTACTTTCGGAATCATTTTTAAAAAGTCAGTTGATCCGTCAACAGTTGCACGCAGTCTAACGTCTGGAATTTCCAAACCGCTAGAAAGCTTTATTGTGCATGTTTCAGAGTCTACAGCTGTTACCGTTCCGAAAATTGGAAGGTTGGACATGTCGCCAACAATAGCTTTGATCAAGCCTTTTATTTCTTCGTATTGGCTCATCCTAGCTTTATTGAAGGTTTAATTTTTCTTACTCCTCCACCTGAAGAAAAAGAAGTACTTACAGCTGATGCATAATAACGACCATCTTTATACGGATAGTCAGGATCCAAAATGGTAACGCTGTAGTTTGGCTTGATGAATGGGATCAACCATCCTGTAAAATCACCTTCATACTTATCTGCGCTTCGTTTTATCAACTCCGCATCGGCTATTTTTTGAATGTCGGAAGCTTTC